AACAAACTCATGAAAGCAAGGTGCTCCTAGAGTATAGTGTAATAATTTAGCATTTTCGTTAGGACCAAATTCGTCCGGTAGCCAGTTCCATTCAATCGGCAGCTCACCTATACGAGCATCATCTAACCATTCAAATCTATGCAGATGTTTACCTGTAGATTTCATAACATAGTCAGGAGTTAGTCTACGATTAGGAAAACTGTTACAGTTCCATATAATCACACTAGACCAATTTTTACGAGGATAGTCTTCGTTTTTTGCGCCCATATACTTAACAGGCATACGTGTTCGATAATCATGCTTGATTACCTGTACATCCTTAGACGGGTCTCTCATAGACCAAAGTTTAGTAATGTCATCTCGTACAATCATGTCGCCATCAATAAAGATAGCATGACCAGTCCAGTCCATTAGATAAGGAACAAGAAATCTAGTGTATATAAAATGGTTGCTGCCGTCCTGGTGTATTTCTTTATAATCTTTAAAAAGATTAAGTGCTACCGGTATAATTTGTACAGGCTGGCTAGCATTACGAATAATACTATTTGCACAAACATGAAATACCGCTGCTTCTCTTGGATCGTAACCTATGAAAACTGGAATCATTCTTTATTTATAAACTATGTACTTTAAGAATATAAATATCATATGCACATTATACCTCTAACTATAGTTGATAAGTTTTTTGACAACCCAGACAGTATACGAAAATGGGCGTTAAGTTTACCTTATTATACAGACGAACTCGGACGATGGCCTGGAGCAAGAACTAAAGCGTTACACGAGATAAATCCAGATTTTGTAGATTATTTTGCTAACAAGTTTTTTTCTTTATTTTTTGATTTTGAAAAAGATAATGTACAATGGTCTATGGATGTATGTTTTCAACAAATTGATAAAACATACGGAACAGGATGGATACATCAAGACGAGCTATGCAGGCTAGCCGGATTAGTTTACTTGTCACCAGACGGGGATAGTCATAGCGGTACTTCAATTTATGCTAGAACAAACGAGGCTATCTTTGCTCCGAATAAAATGGAATCTATTATGACTAAGATTGATTTTTACAAGGGCGGCGACAAAACCTTAGAAGATGCAGAATCTTATAGGAAAAAAGTAGCAACAGAGTTTACAGAAACAGTAAGAGTTAGTAACGTGTATAACAGATTACTTGCATATGACGGCCATATGCATCATGCACCGCACGAATTTACTGCTGAGAGAGAAAATGCTAGATTAACAATGGTATTTTTTGTTAATACCCTACGAGCAGATAGACCACCAATACAGCGTATGCGTACTATATCGACGCATCTTCCATCCCGGCCACTCTAAGTTTGACAATGTTAGTTAATTGCCATTGTTTTTGATCAAGGGCTTTAGTAATACCTAACCATTTATTACGTAGTAAGGCGAACTCGTTGATGATTTTTTCAAAATCTACAACATCGGATTCGCCTTCTACATAACGTTCGCAGTCTCGACTACTTAGTGCTCGTTGATAATTTTCAAGATACTTTCTAAAGTGTTGACTTTTAAGTCTACGACATTCAATGTTCAAGTACTCTAATATTGCTTCAATTTCTTGAAGTTGCCCAAATCTCACTTCTACAACACCAGGCATATTGGCAGCGGCCTTTTCTATATTTCCCGTTATACGGCATTCATATTTTGCTGCCTGTAATTCAGCTTCGTAATATTCTACAGCGTCGGGGATATTACTAATATCCTTAGAGATTTGAGTATACCAGTTCATTCTTCGTCTTCGTAAGAATCCCAGTCGTTTTCTTCATCAACTTCTTCTTCGACATCTTGATCGAGATAGAAATCTATAGCGTTATCTAAATCCTCATCAATACCGCTAGCACCAGCCATGACTTTATCACTAATGCCGTGGTCTGCTAATAGATCAACATAACGTTCTGCAAGTACATCTAAGACTTTTTTATCAACGTACTCTTTAAACAATAACCAGATATCACCAATTTGATTTTCATTCATGTTCTACAATTTCCCCAGTTTCAAGGTCGATGTTAGATTTTACATTAGGATTCTTAGCATAGTCTATCATGACTTTGTCCAATGCACCTTCTTCATTTCGCTCCCATTCTTTACGATAGAACTTGAGCTCTTCCGACCCAGCGTATTTAAGTCGATTGCCATCTTTTTGCAAGAATCCTTTGCCTTCGAAAAGGTCAACTAATCCACTATATGGATTCATACCTGTTTCATAAGGAATCTTAACCTGTACACTTTCAAATGGTTTTGCATAACGAGTTTTCATAACCTTACAGGCTGCACGAATGCCTCGAACTTCTGAGATCTTGTTGCCGTCTTCATCTTCTTTGAGCTTGAGTTTCTTCATAGCTACAACAATAGAACTAGCGTAAACAAAACCTTGTCCGCCACTAATTTTGTCATCTGGGTCAAACATATCCTGGCTAGCATAGGTATGATTTGTTGCTACCAGTCCCACGTTATACGATCCGAACATGTTGACACAATTACGAACTAGTGCGGTAAGAGCTTTAGGTTTACGACCCATGTCACCTTTTAGGTCACCTGCTTCGAATTGATTAACATCAGTCGGTGTTAACAACATACCTAAGCTATCTAGCACAAACAAAACTTTAGGACGTTCTGCCATTGCTTTGTATTCTTTCATAAACTCGTTAATAGTTTTAGCTACGTCATCAATCATAGCCATATTGAGTTTAAGAAGCTTATCTTCTGCGGTATCTACACCTAATGCTTTAAGCCATTCTTCGTCTAATGCATTTTCTGAGTCGATTAGGATTACATAGATTCCGTCTTTTTGTGCATTACGAACAAGATTTCCTGAGCAAATAAAACTCTTTCCTGCGCCAGATTCTCCAGCAAATACAGTAACCTTACCTAGCGGTACACCTTTGTGAAAGTCTCCCGAAATAAGATAGTTAAGAGCATAATTACCTGTCGATATCCAGTCTGTAGGATCATTAAAACCTACTCCTAGTCCGTCAATGCTTTTTGTTAATGTTTTTCTAAATTTTGATAAATCAAATGCCTTTGTTGCCATATAATATCCTTAAGAGAAGAGAACTCGGGCGCAAGGCCCGAGCCGTGTTACTTATTACTTGTTTCGATTACGAATCATAGCAAGGATATCTTCTGCCTTGCTACCGCCTGCGGCAGGTTTTGATTCTTCTGCTTTAGGAGCAGGTGCTGCCTTAGCGGCAGGTTGTTCCCATGGAGCTTCGTCATCATCGGCTACAACAGGAGCAGCCTTTGGAGCAGCCTTAACAGTATTAGGATCACCAGTAGCAGAACTCATACCTGCTGGCTTAAAGTATTGCCCCCAACGGTCCATATCAAACGGTTCGCCTGCAACAGAAGCTTCGAACATTTCTTTGATAACTTTAACTTCTACGTCTGAAGGCTTCTTAGGCAAGTAATCCTTAAGACTAAACAAACCATGTTGCTCTAAAGCGGCAGTTTCCGCATCGTCGAGCGGACGAGTACGGCGACTCCACTTGCTAGTAGAATAGTCAGCATAACCACCCTTTGAAGTTTTGATCAATTTAAAGTCAACACCGTTAACTGCGTCAGTTGGCAAGTCATCCATTTCTGGATCTAGCAATGCTCCACGGATAAGTTGGAAAATTTGTGGTCCGATAATAAATCTACGGATAGGATTTTCTGGACGTTCTTGTTCTTTCAAACCGTCTTCAACAACGTATCCTTGGAAGATGTATGAACGTTTCTTCCAGTACTTACGACCCATATCTTCTAAAGTAGGATCTTTGAACCAACCACGTACTTCGTTAAGGATAGGACAGCTTTCGCCATACATTTCCATACAAGGGACGTTGACAGTAACTTGTTTACTATCAGTCGAGTTCTTAACTCCAGGGAATGGCAATTTGATCATTGCACGTTCTACCCAGAAAAATGTGTTATCGGAATTTCCGTCAGGAAGAAAACGGACTGTTGATTCGGAACCTTCCTTTAAGTTCCAGAACGGATAAATGGAATTATCTCCACCTGTTCTGTTACCGTCGCCTGTTGAGCGTGTTTCTTGTTCCTTTAATTTTGCGCGAATTTCAGCTAATGATGCCATAATGAGCCTCCTAATAAATTTTAATAGCCTATTGTATTTGCCTTTATTTGTTTAGAACCTACTAAACAAAAAACGCATACATGTTATTGTATGCGTTTTTATTTATGTTTGCAAGAGAAATCTTGCTTAATTATGATTTATTTTAGCCGTTTATTGAAGTCTTGCGTTCAAAGCTTTAAACATCTCGGCAACACTAGCTTGTGGTTTTTGAAGACCGTGTTCAGTAATACCAGCCAATTGACGAAGGCGTTTTGATTCGTAAATGGCGCTTAGTTCTTTAATAACCGTTGATGCTAGTTCAGTAACATCTTCGCCAAATTGTTTTTCAACTGCTATCATTACACCAGTTTCACCTTTGGGGAAAGAACCAGTTTGCTCGTCGTACATAGATTTGATAAACTCAACTACTTCTTCTTGTTTACTACTCATCGAATCTTCTGCAAAAATAGTACCAACATCAACTTTAGCAAGTTTGGCTGCTTCTCTAATAGTTAAATCTTTGCCACTAAATCTAATAATAGTTTCTTGTGTCGCACCTGCTTGACGAGCTTTTTCTATAGCTCGCATAAATCTTTCTGCTACTGGTACACCTGGTTGAGGCTCAGCCGGTTCTGGTGTAGGTGCTGCCGGTGCCGCTGCCGGTGCAGGTGTAGGTGCAGGTGCTGCGCCTTTATCAAATTGAATTTGACTACTTAGATCGGTACCAGTTTCTTCATCTTTAGCTTTTAAATATTGTACAATGATGTCTCTAACATCACTTTCTGGATTTAATTCACTAACAAATTTTAACGCTTTTGTTAATTCTGGATCATCAATTACACCTTTTAGGCTTTGAATAACATTAGTACCATCGGCGCCGCCTGGTAATTCTTGACTCATTAATGCATTTAATTTTTGCAACGCTACACTTTGAGATTCTGGATTATTACTAAACAAATCATTGCTTTCTCCAACAATTTGATTTAAGTATGTTTCATAGTTAACAAGTTCGTCAATTTCTTTTACTGGATCGTATTGAGATTCTTCTTCAATATCTGTAAACAAATCACTAGGCATAATTTCTTTTACTGGGGCAACATTTTCACCAACTAGTTTAAAAATATATGGAAACACATTTTTTAATTCTTCATTAAAACTGCGAATAGTTAATCTATCTACCCAGTCACTAACTACGTCTTCTGGAATAAAAATTTCTTCTGGATCAGTCCATGACTCAGCAAATGATTTGTAATAATTTACATTTTGTAAACTATGAATTTCTTTTTTAACCTGATCAATACGTTCGTAAACTTTGCTATTGATTTCTCCCATAGCTTCGCTGACCATTTCATTACGATCAACATAGCCTTTAAACATGCGTAACTTGTTTAATTCTTCTGAAAGACCAATAATGTGTTGACCGATAGAATCGTAACTGTTACCACCGTGTGCAACGTGTTGTGCTAGTGCTCTAGCTCCGTTTAGATGCTTGTACGGATACTTAAATCTTTCTCCGTCTGCGTTTTCAACATAGATGCTGTCAATGTGCATTGTTCTACCAGCTGGTAGATCGTAGTTAACAGGTTTTGTATGTTTAACGATAAGTTTGGCTTCTCCCATATCTTGGAAACTTGTTTTGGAAGTGCCCCATAATTTGCTTTCACTCATTGCAGCTTCTCCGTGCTTGTTAGCTAGGTAGTTATAATCTCTTTTATCTAGATTTGATTTTGTAGTATCTCTTGCACTAAATTTCATTCTATGTTGTTTGGCAAATTCTCTAAGCTCTTTTAGAAAATTATACCAATGCTGTGTTATTCCGCTAGATCCTTGATCAGCAATGTCATTACTATAAATGACAACTAATCCATCATCTTCAGAAATATCTACAGTAACAGTTCCTAAATTTTGTCCTTTTTTAACAAAATCAAACTCGAAAAATCTAGCGTCTTTGGGAGTATCTGTTACAGTATTATTAGCATCGCCTAATTGGATTTGTGGAAATTGTGTTCTTAATTTCCCAAATAATTCTTCAGCAGTTGTTTCTAAATTTAGTTCCATAGTTATATTTATGCTAGGGTTGACGAAACATAAATGGGCATAGGCATTTCGTAATCTTCGTCATTAATTCCGTCATTAGTACTAAAGCTATCAAATACCCTTGCATCCCAGTCAGCTAATACCTGTGTCATACGTACAATTAACAGCATAGCACTGACTAAATCGTCAGGCTCTTCCATTTTACCTTGAAAACTTACACCCTGTGCTATAAAAGATTTTAGTTCAGTAATTAAAGGTTTACTGTTAATGGTCATTTTGTTTGATTCGATTAGGTATTTCAATCTAGCACAGGCACTAATTTTAGCTTTATGTGTAGTATTAAACCCTTTACGGAATTTGCGTACATGCCCTTTTCGTATAGGCTCACTGACAAACAACCCAGGAAACTGATCTTCACCTATGTCTTTAATACAAATTAAACCAGCTTCGCCAATGTTATTATTTTCAATACTCCAGTAAAGGCTGTTACTACTTTCGTCACCTATTTGAGTTTGAATATACTGTAGTATCTCTTTAAGAATTCTTATTTGACCTTGTATAGGTGTAAGATTATGATGCCATTCGCCAACCTGTATAAATGAGGGCAATTCAACAACTTGAATAGCAGATCTATTTCCGCCGGTGCCTAAACTAGGATCTAAACTTACTGCATATAACATGTCTTTTTTAATTTCTTTATACCAACGGACTTGTCCCAAATTCATTATAGGGTTTCGCCCTTCCATGCCAGCAAGATGAATACTGTTAATTAGTGTTTCGTCAAATACTAAGAATTCACAATTGTATTCTCGACGGAATCGTTCTTCACCAATACGACCCCTTTCTGTTGTTGCCCATGCATCATCTCTATCTGGATGTTCACTCCAAGAGCATGTAAACGGAAAGAATCCGTTCACACCCGTTTCTTTCTCGTTACCAAACTCGTCAAATTTTTTATTAGCTTCTTTCCATATAGTAGCAAATGTATCTTCGTCACTGTTCGGTGTTGAAGTAATGATTGCTTTACCACCAGTTGCTAGTGTTGGCGAAATTGAAGTCCAGAATTCGTCTGCAATATTAGGCGGAACAAATGCAAACTCGTCACAGTATAGTAGGGAAATAGACATACCACGACCTGTGTTGCCAGTAGTAGTTGTAGAGACAATACGTGATCCATTATCAAATTCTATACTCCCTTTATTGTAGTTTACTACCCCACTACGAATGTAGTCAGGACATAATTCATAAGCGTATCTAATACGCTGCATAATTTCTTGCGAACCAGTATATTTGTGAGCACTAATTAATATTGTCTGATCCGGGTGGAACATGGCATACCATAACAAGTAACCAGCAGCACAGG